CAACTGAGGCATTGCGATGAAGAATGCATCTCCGCCCACAATCAAACCTGCACGGTGTGATGGGAAGGTTAATAACTGCATGCCAGCCGCAATTGGGTTGTTAAGATTCTGATTAGCGCCACCAGCCCAGTTAAGAGCAGGAGTGATGTTGATAACAACATGTCCGCTTCCATCTGCTGCTGCATTAGCGGTAGCACGGAATTGAACAGGGTTAGCTGAAGACACGTGTCCAATGAAGGTTAGGTAGCGCATGTTTGGCTGACCGGAAACACCGTCTTTGAATTGGAATACGTCGCCAGCGAATACAGCGTTTACATCGCTTGCAGTTGCACCACTTACGGTGATTTGAGTCACGTTTTGACCGGTGGGGTCATTGGTGCTGATCACAGTTAAGGTTTGTCCAAGAACACCAGTATCCCCTGAAACGTGGATAGGCATCATGTTGGATTGGTAGTAGGAAACTAAAGGCTGACCGAAATCCCCAACTTCCCATGACATTGCGATTTCATCGTTTCGCTTTGGTACGAATTGATTTAAACCGTTACCGACGATCGCAGGAATCACGCTGTCTGGTAAGTAAATCTTCATGCCATTGTGCACTGCGCCATAGTTCTTGAAGTACATGACTGCAGTTGCTAATTGTTGATAGCTGGTTAATTGAGTAGCACCATCACCGAAGAAACGATAAGGACCTGAGTAGGTATTGGTCGTTCCATCTAATTGGCTGGTCACACCTGAAACAGCGTTTAATGCAAGGTTTGCTTCGATCTGGTTAGCCAATTCAGCCATTGCGGATTTACCAAACACACGCATGTAATCTTCTTCGCCTTTTTCCAAGTTGAAGATACGTTGTTGTGCAGTCACTGCGAAGCTGGTGTTAGCGGATTGATCGCAAACTAATTGCAATACGCGCTGAACAGCAGGTTCAAACCCAGCAACTAAGCCAGAAACAGTGGTGAATCGTGGGGGCAAATCGAAGGTTACAGTTGAACCAAGGTTTGCGGTGATTTTTTCGAAATCTTTGAATTTGGTGTTCGCGGTGGAGACGAAGCAGCAAAGGTTTAACAACAAGCCCAAGGAAGAACGTTGGTAAGTTTGGACTTGTTGAAGAATATTATTCGGGAACACAGCCATGATGAATGACTCCTAACTATTAATGGATTAATAGGCAGGGACAATGGCTGTCTGATAAAGAACTACTTAGCCGCGATATTTATTACGCGCATCTCTAACCGACATACCTGGACTGTCCGTACCAGTGTTAGAAGGTCGCAATTGGCTGAGAGGCTCGCTTGGAACTCGCATCTTCGTCACTGACTCGTTATCCTTGATGGATTGAGACAGTTTCTGAATCAGCTTTAAAGCCGCTTTAGGTGACTTGCCTGCAAGCTGTTCAAGATTCAACATCTTCGATGGATCTCGCCCAAACTCGTACATCACATCCGCTTTGTTCTCAACTGAGGTTGCCAGTTGGATCGCCAGTGGAAACTCGACAAATTCAATATCACCTACAACATTCTCAAAGTCTTGGTATTTATCTTTCCCCAATGAAAGTTTATTAAAAAACTCTCCGGCAACTCGCTGAGCTTCTTGTTCCTGTGAAGTGCGCTGAGCTTGTTGAGCCCATTCATCACGTGAACGTTGAATCTCTTCTGCCGCTACACGTCGCATGTCATCCGGCGATAGTCCTTGCATCGATTGCTGGTAAGGTTGTTGCTGCTGCTGTTGCGGCGCATAACTCTCACCATATTTCTGCTGGACGTATTGAGGCTGTTCAGTCTGCAATCGCTTGTAGTCTTCAACAGCGCCATACTTGGCCTTTCTGACAATCTCGTTAACTTCAGACTGCCTCAACATCTTCTCTTCGTGCGATTGTGAGGGCGCGCTTGGAGCTGGTGCTGATGCTACGGGTGCCGCTTGTGGAACAGACGACTCTGAGCCTTGGCTCATTCCGCCAACCATATCAGTCATATTACAAACCCCTTATCGATTATTAACCCCATCACGGTGATGCCTCGCCTAACGAACGAGTCTCGAGCTATTAACGCCGCCACGCTTATACCCCTCGTAACGTAAGGGTCCCGCCCAGATAAAGTATGGGTCCTGCCTAAGAAGCCAATCCAGCTTCCCAGTAACTCTTCTCGCCTTGGAGAGTAAGAAGAGTTAAATACGCATATGCATTGATGAATTACACGCATGTATATGCACAGATCGTACAGCCTCGTTGAATAACTTGTCAAACGTTAACTAGTAAAATCCGGTAGCGCAGGCCAGCCGGCTCCCAAACAGCGCACCATTTGGGGATTAATCGTTTTCAACTTTCCACGCTTTCTTTGCTTCTGGATTACCGTAGTGCATTTTGCCGCCTTGGCCAACTTCCATATCACCACGACGTTGAAGTACGCGTTCAATTCCACCTGGTAAACTCATACGTCTGTTAACCATGGCACCTTTTTCGCCACGTTCTTTCTTGTCTTCAGACATGTACATATCTTTCTTGGCGCGATCGTGTACTGGCTTTTCAGGACGGCTTTTTAAAGCATCCATACGTTTCTTTTCACTCTTGTGCATCATTTTCTGCATGATTAGCTCCTAAGGAATATAAATATCGACCCATCGTAATGTTTTTCTGCGCCCGCACTTCTGGGTTTTGAAAAGTCCAAATCTCACCAGAATCATCTAGTGTTACAACCCACATAAGATTATGCTCGGCACCATAATCAATCAACACCCACGCCAAACCTAGCCCCTTCGGGGTTTTCATAGGAATGGGTGGATCGAGTTGTATCATCATTTTCTTGCTCACTTAAAGTCTTCAACGTTAAGAGCGCCACTTTTATTTTTGCTTTAGGCTCTTCACGCTTTAACAAATCGATGAACGATAATCCTCTAAAGAGTCGTCGACTCACTAGAGCGCCGAGTCTTTCTATCTCATACTTCTTCGCTTCCTCGGCCATCATAAATAAATAACGTAGCTTTGGAATAACAAAAGGTTGTGGATCTCGCCCTTGGAACCAAGAATAAATGGTAGGTCTTGGGACATTAATGATGAGAGATAAATCAGCTATTGTTAGCCCAAACACTTCACGAATAACCATCACATGATGAGTCGGTGTCCTCATGACGTGTTTGATAAATTCCATCATCATTTTTTATTTGTCTTTGACCGGCTAGCTTTTGGCTTAGCTGCACTTTTCTTCGGAATTTTGGCACCCGATTTGCGCGCCTCCGAAAACGCTATAGCTACGGCTTGTTTCTGGTTTCTGTTTGGATTAGAGTGCATAAGCTCTGAAATATTCTCAGAGATAACTTTTTTCGACTTACCGGACTTTAAAGGCATGCCAGTTCTCCTAATTTGCGAATATTGTAAAATTCAATTTTCAGTAAAACCTTACATGGCCAAAACAGCTCGCTGCTGTTCCCAAAGTTGTCTGTGGCACGTAACAAAATCTACCCGAGAACCCAAACGCTTAGCTGCCATAAGAGGAAAAAAAGCAGCGAACAACGGGCAAATTCAAATCAATTGTCATCACTGCAAGAATCCATTTTCAATTTCTCCTTCCCGTCTTGGAAAGAAGAAATTCTGTACTCAGGATTGTTACACACTTGCCATGACAACGAACAATATTTCTACTCATCTTAAATATAAGCGAGTTACTGTAGATGGCGTGAGAATGCATGAGCATCGATATGTCATGCAGTGTCATCTCGGCAGAAAACTCTTACGTACCGAACATGTTCATCATAAAAATCACAACACCCTCGACAATCGTTTAGAAAATCTTGAAGTGCTAGATATTCGGGAACATGCAAAAACTCACGCCAGAAAACCTTTTTAGTCTTCCTTCTTGCGGAAGAAGTTATCATAGACTTCGCGGCGTTCTTTAGCATTAGCACCATCTAAGTGATTACGAACTTCAACCTCGGTCTGGCGGATGCTCATTCCATGATGTTCAGCTGTCTTACGGCCTTCACGAATGTCGTTCCAATTAAGTTTCTTTTTTGAGCGATTGATGATGATCACTTTTTTACTTCCTTTTCATGTTTCTCTGGTTTATGTACTTCGTGATGCAATTTAGCAATATCGGTAAAATGCCGATGATGTTGATCGTGACGTTTAATCTGTAAGTCCGCCTGTGTTGCTTCACGTTTGGCGGCCACCTCTTCCATGCGAACAGCATGCGCTTCTTTGTTTTCTTCTAAGTCTGCTCGTAAGCGTACTTCGTCATGTTGGAGGCGAGCCATATCTATTTCAAACTGAGCTTGAGCTTTCATCGCTTCTTGGCGCATGCGTTGTTCTTCAAGCTGTAGCTTCATCATCTCTGGACTTGGCATCTGCGACTGTTGTTGCATTTGCTGCATCATCATTTGTTGCTGTTGTTCTTTCTCAGCCGTCCACTCTTTGGCTAGCTCTTTAAGCTGATCGATACCGCGCACTTCCAAGTTATCCATAATGACGGGCAAGCCTTTCGCATTAAAGAACTCGCCGAATTGTTGGTTAGCTTGAGTCATCGCGATGATTTGGTTTAAAGCGCGGGACTTTTGAACTTGGAAGTTGACGCCAGCTTCAACCGTGACGTTGAGCGCATTCTCGTCATAGAACATATCGATGCTTTGTGGATCACGTTCATCATTAATGCGAACGAAATGACGCTGACCTTCTTCGTCCATAATAGGAATGGTGCGTGGCGTCGTATAGTACTTAGGAATGAGCGCTATAATGATTTCCGCAACTCGCTGTAGTCCTTGTAGAAATCCCACAATATAGGGCATTGCTGCTGCGTTTGACTGCGAAGCTGCTTCGACAACAGCAATCCCGGAAAGCTGATTATTGTTAATGCCCAGAGAAGCATCGTAAGAGCCAAGAATATTCTGCAGTAGGCTATCTGTGCCTGCAAACGCTTGTAGGATTTCCGGAGGCGCTGGTACTTTTCCAATTTCACGAATGGGCTCGGGGATAGGTTGATTGGGATCTTTTTCATAGAACGCATTCACCACAATGTTGGATGGTTTTTGAATATCTTTAATGGCTTGTAGATATTCTTCTTCCTTCGGTAACGCTTCTTTCTTGATAATAAATTTATGTTGAACAATATTTTCGATTTCGTTAGCGATTGAAATTCCGGCAAAGTTCTTTAAGCGTTGAGCGCCTTTAGCGTGATAAACATAAGGACGAGTATATTGACGCACATTACTATTCTTATGCGTCTTGCCCATGACGGAATTGCCGTCAACAAAGACTAAGGGCAGGAAGAGATAATCAGTTTCAACGTATTCGATGACTTGGTTTTCAATTAATCGATAACGGACAATATATTCAAGTTCAGTGGTTCTTGGTTTGCCTATAATCGCTGGAGGTTGTTCAAAACCATCCCATTCGGCCAGCATGCGATCGTATTCTTCTTTCTTAACCACTTGTCCATCACGAAGCTGAACAATCTTAATCTTTTTAGTTTTCTTCTCGTAGTAATCGCAGACAACAATAGTTTCTTCTTGATCATTAACGAAGGACCAACTAAATCCTTCAAAATCTTTCTTGAAAGTGACACTGCGTAAATCAATGTCAGGGTATTCTTCTTCGAATCGACTGCGACTCATCGGGAAGTTTTCAAAACAATAACGTCCGTCGCCTTTGTGGGACATGCGCGCTAATGGATCGAACCCGCATAACGTCGTGTCATAGGCTTTCTTAAACTCAATGACCTGATTGAAGCTCATCGGGTGTGCATATTCCGTCGTCACTTTGAATACGCTGAAGCCGCCGCTCAATAGGTCCTTATAGACTTCGTACTTAGTATGTTCATTCTTGGAATCGAGAAGGATATGACGTAAATGCGCTTCAACATACTTAACCATATTTGGATCGGCAGAACTTTCGTTATCCGTGCCCACTTCAATCGATGGCTCTTGCTTACTGAACTCTCCTAGTAAGCGAGAAATGTAAGCTTCCATGATGTTGAACTCAATCTGCGGCTTACTTAATGTCTGTAAGAGAGTGTCATCATCAGAAGTCAAAGAGGTTTCAAATACGAAGCGACGGAACTCGGTATAACGGTCATAGTTATGTTTAAAATAGTCATGCGCTTGCTTAACATTTCTTTTGATACGCTCGAGTTGCGTCAGATGTTTCTTAGCAATTACGTCAGCCATTAGAGATTCCTTGCATATACATTAGTGTAATTACACGCCGTTAGCGTGAATAAGCCTTCTTCTTGAGGCGATCGATTTGGTTAAAACTGGACATAAAGCTACGTGCCAGCTGATTATCTTCTACTTCATTCGAGCGATTAAGGGCTGTCCCTGGCAAAGCAAAGGTAAGAGCTAGAGCATCCGCTTCATCCGAGCTTCGAATGCCACGTTTCTTCATATCTTCTTTCTTTTCCATGACCAGACGATTCTTCGAGTCATTCGAATATCGTATTCCGCATAAATCCGCATGCAACGTATCGCTGTCGGGGATTTGAACGGGCACATCTAGCATCCATTCACGCATCTCGCACCACATCTCGGCGCGTTTGTTTATAAATCTATCTTGGTTTCGAGCGGTGGAACCACTGCTGACAGCAACTAGGATTTCGCCGTGGCCTAACTCTTTAAGTCGGTCGAATACTCCAGCACCCAATCCCACGATATCGACAAATACTTTATGAGGCCGCTCATTAATGATGATTTGGTGAACTAAGCCTGTGACTTCCATCGTATCCTTTTTCGTATAACTTTGTAAATTGTAGGCAACACGCCCTTTTCTACGAATGATTGATGTTCGGTCATCCCCAAAGCGTGCTGGATCTACTCCAACTAGCAACGGACCGACAGGTTCTGCCTTGGTTTTACGTGCATGCATGACAATATCGGGAAGAATGTAACAGTTTTCACCGGTTGTTTGGAAAGCCTCGGCTGCGGTGCATGGATATTCCTGCATGAAAGCCTTGGCACCATCCATCCCGCTGACTGATAACTCAACTATCTTGAGTCGGCGCCAATAGAGTTGCCCTGCGCTTAATCCATAATAGGATTGAAGCTCTAACTCTTCTTCGGTGGCATTAAAGTCTTCAGGTGGCGTACGTTTGTATTCATCCTGCCAGTACCAAGGTACGAATATAGGAATGAAGTCGGATTGGCCTGTCTCGGCAAGCTGCCATTGTTGGTGGAAATAGTTACCTAATCCATTCGCAGTAGACTCCACGAATATTTCAGTACCTTGTTCATTGGATACAGCTTGAAGGATGCCTTTGGCATGTTCAGTCGCATGCGGCCAATAAGCAGCTTCAGAACCATGGAATAGCTGGATAGTAGATGAGCGTCCAACGGCTTTATTGCCTGCGGTCCCTAACTTATAACCTGAGTCCAAGCCTGCAAAGATAAGCTCTTTAGCGTTACTGGCCTCAATGCTGGGACGCACAATCGCGGGACAGTTCTCATGATAGCGCTGCGCCATCTCGAATAGATTGTTGGTGGCTTCAACGTCATGGGTAAGAATGAAAGCGCGTAAGCCAAAGTGATGCGTAACTAGCCAGTAGAATCGGCCTTCGATGTAGGTAGAGCAGCCCTGCTGACGGCCTTTAAGGATAATAGCTCTCACTTTACCCGTCGCAGCTTTCTGTTGTTCGACCTGCTGATGGATATGTAATTGAGCTTTGTTTAAAGCGAAGGGATATATCTTGCCTGATTTGGTTCTAATCTTAAGACACTTCGATGCATAGTGAGCAAAGTTATTCTTAAGCTTTAAGCGGATTTGTTTTTCGACGTCGTCCATAAATAAGTGCAACCTCACGTTTTGGGTGATATTACACTATATTTATGAAGGCGCCTAAGTCAATCCGACTTCTTTAAAGAGAGTCCGTGCGCTGCAAGTTTTTCTTTGAGCTCGTTGATACTTTTCTGGCCCAAATTTGGAGTACGAATTAATTCACGCTCTTCCCAGTTGATTAGATCTTGAATGGTGTTGATACACTCAGCGCCCAGACAATTGCGCGTACGTGAGGGAATATCTAAAACGCTTACGTCTTCTTCTAACAAGGATTCAAATGATAATTCGGAGGGAGACTTCGCTCTGAGAAAGGTTCTGTAGTCTTTTAAAACTTTTAAAGCGTCTAATTCTTCACCTTCTTTTCCGTAGGCAAGAAACGTCGTTCCGTGCCTTATACGTCGAATCCATTTTTGATGAATTTCTCGAGCTCTAGATCCTGTGAAGGAAAACTTTGCGCCTAAGTCTTTATAAGTAATATTGCCTTCTTCTTTTTCGATGGCGATATCAAGATCTCGTAATATGTTAGTACCTTTATGCGCAATGAATAAGTTAAAGTCAGGTTCGCCTTCTTTTAGACCTCTTTTTTCCCTTTCTAAGTTTAATATTTTTGCATTAATGATCTCCAGTTGCTCATTAATGCCATCGATTTTGTCTCTAAGACGGACTTCCACAGTTTCGATCTTTCCGGATATGCGCTTTTCCATTGCCTGGACAGCTTCTACCGTTTGCTTTGTAAAGATTTCGTATGTTTGTTTTATTTGAGCTGGATTATCGAATCCACGCATTGTTCTAAAGTTTTCTTGGAACTTGTTTAACGAGCCCATGAAAAGCTGATCCATTTCTTTGAATCTGCTATTGAACTCGTTCCTAAAATTCACGTGCTCGAGTGTAATGTTATCTGTTTGTTCTTTAAGGTCGATAACAAATCGCCCCATAAATCCTTTCAAATCTTCAAATGTATCTACAGCCACAACCTTTCCCCTTTACTGCTCACTACCATTCTCCCTCAGGAATCACTTCTGCTTTAGTCTCTTCAATAATTACATCGCCATCAATGCAATAACCGGCAGCAACAAGAAACTTTCGAAAGGCTTCTAATACATCACACAAACTGGAATGCCCAGAGATAGTTAATTCTACGCCTTCGTGTTCGCTGTGCTGACATTTGAACGTAATCATTCCGGAATATCCAATACGTCTATCTTTCCTATTGATGAATTTACGGCCCATTTTGTAGGCGCGATGCATATCAATTCGATGCTACTTCCCGGATCGTAACTAATGAGCCCTTTGCTCGCATCGCCATCAATATTGGTATAAATAATTTCCTCATCATCATTCAGCTCAATGCGCCATGGATTCACGTCTGAAGCTATTTTTATTACGTCACCAATTACGCCTGGATTCGGTAGTTTAAAAATTACCACGGTTTTCTTGTCTTCACAGTAAATCGAACGCCAAGAATTATTTTCTATCTGCCAATTGCCGTCTTTTGATTCTGGATTCGGTGTATTCGTAACACATGGCCATTGATTATTTTTCAGCTGATATTTCATTCTTCAATCAACTCTGCAGGTTTATTAATACCGTAATCCCAAATCTCGCCAAGAACTTTTCTCAACGCTGGTTCATTTGGCAACATTAAGGAGATGAACCATTCTTTGGAAACTTCCATCACCGTATTGTCTTGAGCATTAACATAAGCGATTTCACCATTTGGCTTATAAAGGTTGAACATGTCTTCGCTCATTTTAATTCCTCGTCATCGTCTTTGAGTTTTAGGCTAAATTGTTTTGGTCTACCACAGCCTTCGACGTTAACCTTTAACCAGCCCATCATGATTGAAATGTCTATACGATAATGAATTCCCTCATGGGTGAACGTGAGGGTGTCTTCATTGCTCATTCTGCATCCTTAATCAGCGCTTTAAATGAATGGTCATCTAGATTAATCGTATAGGTGCGGAATGTACCATCTTTCTTTACATTAATGGTGACGATATTGTTTTTTATTTCTGGCTTAAATGCCCATTCTCGTCTGTGTTCTATCTCAGTTAAGTCTTCTTCACGCATTGCCATGAACTTTTTAATGAGTGCGGCTTCTTCTGCACGAACAGCTAATTCAAATTCTGCGAGGCAAATCGTGCCGTCGATCAACCCTTTCATTAGTTCGTTCTGTGCTTCGCTCATTAGCTTGTCCATCCATGCTAAGCCTTTAAAGTTTCGAACCAATGATTCGTACTGCATTTGATTCATTCCAATTCCCTACATCTTAACGAGACATTCTAAACCTTTCGCGTTGCAAACGCGCTCGAATAGCTCGAGAGAATTACTAAGTAGAGTGATGTAATGCCTAGAATCAAAAAACTTAATTTGATAGCCGTACTTACCACGAGAGCAATCATAAAAAGCTTTCAATCTTTTATAAACGACAACATCATCTTCAAAGTACTTAAGCTTTTCTTCTGTGGTATTTAGATCAGACAAATTTTCTTCTGCTAAGCCATCCCCATCATGCATATAGTAATTATAAAACTCTATCAGGGTAGAGATATCATCGAAGAATTGCCCCACATTCATTTCGACTTGCATTATTCCAATTCCTCGCCTTCTTTATCGTTTGAGCATGTAATGAGCTCATGGCTTTCCAAGAATTTTACAACATCGACCTTTCTATATAAGACACGACCACCAACTTTTCTAAAAGGAATGCTTATTCCGCGGCAGCGCTCCATTTCTAATGTCCTAATAGCTTTACATGTAACCACTGCAATATATTCTTGCCCAAAAAAAGCTTCATCTGGCGCATTCCAGAAAACTTTCATCATCATTAAATCTTCTTCATTTTCTGTCATTTTAATTCCTTCATTAAAAAGCATCCTGATACTAAATCGTATTTGTAATCTTTATGCATACCTTCGGCTACAAACTTACAATTTCTCATGTTCACTTCATTACCAATCAATGTTACTGGAATAGCCAAAACCACAACAATTAAAATTGCCACACCAATCGCAGGAAAAATAAATCTCACAAACTCTATCAAATCTTTCACTTATTCCAATTCCTTGATCGCATCTTCTTGTTTAATAATATGCGTAGTTTCACTTTGTATTTTATCGCCATAAATCTTAGGCGCTAATTTACTCGCTAACCATTTAATGGTGTCTATCTTTAAACGTGAACGTGCAACATATTCACTATTCATCACGACTTTGCCATTATCATTAACATCTGCATCTTGTGCGGAATTGTAGGCAATATTAAGCGTATCTTCGACTAAAGTGTTGATTTGTTGACGTTTCGCATTATCGTATTTCACGCAAAACTCTGGATTCTTTAATCTCCATCTTAATATTGTGTCAGCTGACGGCCAATGAGGATTACTTGCAACTAGATGATCTAGTCCCCGAGTGGAAACGGCAATTGTCTCGCAAATCTCATCTGCTAATTCTTCGTTATAAGGAAATGGGGGTCTGCCGTTAGGATTTCCTGTTGGTTTGCCAACCATTCACTTCTCCTTATTCGTCACCTTTTAAGGCATTGTCCAATAATTCTTCTGCTTCTTTATCATCAACCTTTAAACGCTTTTTAATGGCTATTTTGGCTTTCTTATATCTATCAGTCTGCTTATCCATTAAATAAGTAATATCATCTTCAGGAATTGGGATCTTGCCCATTCCATCACATGCATCACAATCTGCCATCATCATTCCACCACCCATCACTCGGCCTGAGCCAGAGCATGGAGGACATCTACTATATTTCATTAATTGGTCCCCTTAGGAAATTCTCTATCATAATCTCTTTTAGTATAAATGGTTTTAAACTTCGTAAGCTTTTGCTTCTCGGTCATCATTTTTACTTGTATCGCGTATTTCTCTTTCTGTAATTCTTCTACTGCAGCTTCTGCTTTTTTTACTTCGACTGCTAAGAACTCAAAGAATTCTTTTGCAGTTTCTAATTCTTTCTTAAGCTCATAAATGTATTGCCACACAATCTCAAACCGAATCTTCTTTGGCACTCGAGCAGATCCACTTTCTTTCACATATTCTCGTAATTCTGCGCTACGCTCTTTGTCTAGCGCTAAGATATATTGATCTGCACGCCAAAAATAGATCTTCTCTCCCTTAAGGGTTAAATCTTTTGCTCTCGAAGGAGTAGTATTAAATTCTTCCGCAATCAGCTTATATGTCCAATTGCGTTCACGTCGATAAAGGTATGCCTGTAAGGCAACTATCCTATCTTCTATTCTCTTGATTGTCATACTATCTCTCCTTCGCAATCACTGTCATAACAATTATGTAACAAATGTATAACAAATGTCAAGGCGATAGAAAAAGCTCCCTCAGTGTTTAAAGGGAGAAGACCGGGGAGTGATAATGGTATAGCGGAAAAAAGAGCCAGCAGAAAGCGATAAACACTGGCTCTAAACAGAAAAGAGGAACTGATAATGATGAACATGGAACGTTTGCCAGGACTATATTAGTTGCAAGCGTATTTTAATTGCACCTGACTCATCTCTTCCTGTGGTTCTTTTCTTTCCATGGCACAGTCGTAGCAGATAAATTCATCTCTGAAGGTGTTGCTCACCAAGATGGGCTTTGGGAAACGTTCATAATCCCTACAGCGCTGACAGTTAAAACCAAATAAAAATCTCTTACCTTTAAAATTCATGATGTTCTCACCCAAGATTGTTGTTGCATATACACTTAATTCTGATAAGTTTGCTGCGAGTCCCAAGGGATTTCCCGGTAGCAACCACCGGCCCCTTTTCCCTTGAGGGCTCACCTAAACCATCAGATCCAAGCCTTCTCTGACTCATTAATAAGTCTGTTGGCTTCCGTTATTAGCTGATTGAACTCATGGTCTACCCCTATTCCATGTGCTTCCAACCAATCCCATAACTTGCTTTTTAATGATTTGTTGCTATTGTTCTCCTCTCTGCATCTTCTCACTAGGTTTTCTCGAGCCGTGCGAAGCTTTCGAACAACCTCATCTTTATTCGGTACATAAAAAGGATGAAAACCTGCGTTCCCTCCTTGAGCTATTTTAAGAGCATTAGAGTACTTGCAGGTTGATGATAATCAGGTTTTTAGTGTTAGGTTGATGCAGTGCTTTCCGGACTTCTGAAGAAGGCTTCTTTTTTAAGCAGTTTCCCGCTGGCCATTAAATGCGCAGCACGGTCTAATATACTATCATTAATGTCAGTGATACCTAAAGCCTTTAATTGCCATTCCATAGCTTTTACGTTGACTTTGTTGTATCTCCACCCTTCATATTCCCTACGATAAATCTCTTCCTGTGAGAGCTCTGAAGGCCTTTTACGAGGGGTTTCCTGCGCAGGTTCCTGTCTAGCGTATTTCTCTTGGAATGAAGGAGCTGGTTTAGCGGTGTAATCCTTGTGATAACTCATTTGTAATCGCTCCTTGATTCGCTGATAAGTGTCCGTCATGTAGGCATCAATGAACTCAATACCTTCGTTTGAATAGATTGCTTGTTTAGCTTTGCCAAAGAACATGTCTACCTGATGCCAATAGCCTTCGGGAAAAGCTTCCTGAAAGTCTCTGCGGAAGACTTTACTGTGATGGGCATGGCGTTCGAGCTGAAATTCGATGGATTCTCGACGTACTCGGATCTTCGTATTGCTAAATAGCCTCTCTAGGTAATCTGCTGCTTGCTTAAATGGGTTAGCTGCTTTCTCATATTTCACGTCAACCACTTGTTTGATCCCCTTATCAAATTTGTAGATACCTTTGAAAATGCCCCGTATTAAATCTTGGGTGTCATGCTCTGAAGTCCGCGTTTTTGCTAGATGTTCAGCCGCTACAGTGGCATTAATCCTGCGGCAATGATGACTTCGGATCTTGTTCTTGCCATACCTCTTTATATTTAAATTACTTGTCTCTGTATTATATGGCCCTGTTCGTTGGCTTACTTTAGATATGAGGGCTTCCTCATTGAGAGTGACAATCCAGCCATGGCTTTGTTGTTCGAGGGTTATAAATCCACGGTTGGCTAATTCTGTGAGGTTTCTGCGGGTGTTTCGAATGCTGGAGCCAAT